TGTATAATCTATATTATGGCGAAAAGTAAATCAAATAGTGAAAATATATTAGTTAAGGTCGATCAAAACAATTTAATGTACATCGACCCTAATAGTACTATTTCAAGTGACGGTACAATATCACCAAGAAATATTGAACATGAGAAATTGGTTATGTATGCCAATTTAGAGGCGGACATTATACCAAGAACAACCTTTTATTCAACAGGTGACCAAAATACTTTAACTTCTATTGCAAAAGGAACATTTAATTTCTTAGGTAACGGTAACGATTATAGTAGTGATTGGACTGAAGAATTTTCAGAAGTAAAGGCAGGTGTAAAAGGAAAGGGAGAACAGTATAGTGTGTATAATTTTCAAAACGATTCAACTGGTGAATCATTTGGAATCGACAGTATCAACATACAAGTTAGGGGAACAAATTTTGTTCCACAAGTTAATATTACATTCATCGATGTAAGAGGTAAAACCTTATTTAGTGCACCAGAGGATTCACCCTATAAGGCGTTTTTTCATGTGCCATGGCCAATATTTTATTTAACCATAAAAGGTTATTACGGTAAGGCAATAAGATACAGACTACACTTGGTTAAGTTTAGTACAAAATTCAACGATTCAAATGGAAACTTTGAGGTGTCAACAACATTTGTTGGGTCAACATATGCATATCTTAACGATATCCCATTAAAGGGAATAATGAATGCACCATACATGTTTGCAATAGAAAATGCGACGCCTGCAAATTTTAACGAGAAGAAGGGAGAGTACACACAAAAAATATCAAAGTCCTCACGAGGATATCAAATGTTAAAAAGTGTTTATGCTGAATATAAAAGAAAAAAATTAATACCAAAAAACTTCCCAATTAAAACACTTAGAGAAGTTTGTTCGGTCGCTCAGAGTTTAGATAAAATATTAGAACAACAAATATACGACCAAGTGGTAAACATGAAAGTGTTTACCGCGATAAAGGATTTTGAAGAGACAATCACAACATTTGAGAAAGAAGTAAAGGCGTGGGGTAAAATAAGATTAATAGATGAGGTTGTTAAAATAGGAGATGTTGATTATTATTATCAAAGTAATAAAGATAAGTCATCAACTGAGTTTGTTATTGGAGATAAGTCCGTTAGTACTTTAGAAAAATTACTTGAAAATGGTAAAAAGAGATTAAAGGAAAGTGAGTTATTTAACAATGCGGTTTTAAATGACAAGACAAACAAGACAAAATCGTCATTTAATAGGGAAAAAATAGTTTCACAAAATTTGGGAGTTATAAAGGATTATTATACCGAATACGGATCATCTAAATTTGTGGTTGTTGCGTTTGACAAACTTGTTAATCAAATCTATAGTATCATTAAGAAATTTAATGAACAAAAAGAAAGATTACAGAATGAGGTTGAGAAACAAATGAACGAAATTGTTAAGGATAGTACAAGGGGTGGTGTTGGTTTTGAACCTACAATTAGAAATCTTTTTGCGGTCATCTTGGCGAATGCGGATGTTTACATTAGATTACTAAAAGATGTTCATAAAAGAGCAATTGATGTTTCAGACGAAAGAAAGAAAATTATTAAAAACTTTTCAAGTGATTCAATCGGTGACGACATTTATCCTTGGCCTGAAATTAAAAAAAGTGCATCAGAGGATAGACAAAAAATTATTGCGTATCCTGGAGAACAAGATTTAGAATTAAAACTTAAATCAAGTGACCCTATTTTATGGCCCGAGGTTGAGTTCGTAGAGAAATTTATTAGAGTAACGTCAAATAGAGAAGATACCACAACACAAACCGAAGGTGGTGTTAATAAAGTATCATACGTATTTGAAGGTGATTTAGATACATCTAAAATTAAAACAATTAGTCCTCTTGAAATCGTATCAGGTAATGTTCCATACATTGAAAAATCACAAGCTGGTTTTTTATATGAAATTTGGGAACGTGCATATAATTTTACATTATTAGAATCATATAAGAATGAGACAATAAAAGAATTGGCTCAGTTAGAGTTTGATAATATAAAAGAAAGTATCAAAGAGGACGATGACTTACTTGGTATTTTATTTAACAATGTAAAAAACGAAATTGATTTAAGAACGCTATTACAATCGTTGTCACCGTTTGAAAGATACTCATATTACAAAGACCAATTATCAACAACACAATACATTTCAGACGTATTAAATGATTCATTTAAGATTGAACAATATACAAGTATTTCTGATATAAAGGTTGACAATGGTGTTTATCCTAAACTTAATAACGAATTATTAAATTACACACCTGAGTCATATAGAAAAGACATATATCCATTTAATTCGTCCACATATCTTTCATATTTAAACAAGGATAAATTTACTGATGATAATTTTAAATTTGGTGGAGTATTACAAGTTAATACTAAAGATGGATTAGTGACAGGACCAATAAGTCCAAGCACATGGGTAAGAACTGAAGAAGGTAAACTTAATATATTTTCACAGAAATTAACTATAACCGGTACTACAACTGAGAACATTTTAAACACACCATATTTCCATAATCAATTATATAGTGATTTTGGAAAGTCAGGTTCAGCATATGGAAGATATGTGGGTTCCGCTTATCTACTATTAAATTCTTTACCATTTGTGGAGTTACAAGATTATGTTAACTTTAAAAATGGTGATTATGAGAAACCGGTTTTAGTTTCTTCTTTATTTAGAGAAGTTGGGTCAACTCAATTTGTGCCTTATTATTTAGTTTTAAAATGGGGGTCACAATATCACAGATATAAAAAATATTTGTTAGACCGTGAAGATATTTTAGAGGGATGTACATATAGTGGAACGACTTATGATGAAAGACTTACGGACAATATTAATACATCAGAGTTTTTCAATTCAGGTAATACCCAAAGTAACTTCACAGGATTTACATTTAGTGGTGGAACAATAGTTTCTGGAAGTACAGCAAAAACAGATGTTGGAGTACATCCTTATTATGATACTATTTTCCATCAAATCATTAACGATTACAATCATTTTAATCCTTTTTCTGGTAATACATCATTCTCTTATTATACAAATAATGGGGGAATTGTTGGTAGAAAAAGAGCCCAATCAAATAATATAAATTATTGGACACAATATGTTGATAACTCAAAATATCCCGATAAGGTAGAAACATACACAACATTACCTTGTGATGGTGACAATGAGTTTATTGGTAAAAAAGTTTTAACAAGTAATCCGGCAACCGCAAGGTTATTAGGAGTACTACCGAACATTGCATATCAAACGTCGGCAACATATGAACAAGAAGAGCAAAAATATTTTAGACCTCTTTGGATTGATAGTCACTTAGACGATGATTTTAGTGGTAAGACAATTGCATCGTATTCGGAATATAATAGAACAATTAGTGATGTTTATTCTTTAACCGATTCAACAAATTCATATAGGAAAATCATAGATTTAATTGCAACATTTAGTCCGAAAATATTGGATGAATTTGAAACTATGTTTTTAGATTTTGCCACTGAAAAGGTAAATGTTGAAATTACTAATAGAAGATTCAACAAGGTAAAATATTACCAATTCCAAGATATATTAAAAGAAATATTCACAGTTAGAAAAGAAGGTGGAGATAGTTCAAAAACTGTGGATGAGGTAATTGATTTAATAAAAGAAAGACAATCTGAAAAATTATTGTTATCGACGGCAAACATTTTATCAAACGATAGTTTAATAAAAATTACCATTGGTAATCCAAAAGAAATTGACCCACATGTATTTGACGGATTTAGTAAAATGTCTCAAGAAAATACATTTTCATATAAAGGATATGGTGATACGCAATTAACAACAGGTGACACAAAAGACTACATAGAATTATATGTGGGTGAAGATATTGATGGATATTATCAACAGTTTTTCTCAACACTTAATATTGAGGTTAGTGTAGACAATATCATTCAATTCAGACCTTTAATATTGATTTATGCGGGTTATAGAAAAAGTGGTGGAATAAATACGTTAACGGCATTTCAAACATATCTTAAAACAAACATATACGAAAAAGGACCGAGTGAAAATAACGCTTCAGGTTCCGCTTATAGATTTTCTTTATTTTTAAACATTTTAACTTCTAACTTTAGAACACTTAAAACACAGTCTAAGAATAAAAAAACCAAAATAGATTATGGTTATAACAATAGAGATTTAAAGATTGAATTATATAATACATTTAAATCGTTCAACGATAAATGGGTTGCTGGTAATTCTATTGGACAAAGATTATTATTAGAGGAGTTTTTATTTTTAGATAAGGCAAATAAAGACATTGGTGATCAATATTATTTAAATCTCACAAAGTTCATAGATATCGGAGACCAAAAAAACGATAAGTCTAACTTATATGGTGTCATTTCAGATTTACTAACCGGAACGGGATTTGATATGAGGGCATTACCGGCTTATGTTAATTTTTATGGAACCAATTTTTCAAGTAAAACAAAAATAACACCATCCAAAAAAGTTGCGGAGAATATATTTGGAACATTCTTAGATGTTGATTATCAAGAATCGTCACCTAAGATTATTATACAATATGTTACCGGACCAGTATCTAAACATCCGGCGGTCGAAAACAAGAAATATAAGTTTGCTGACGATAGTTTTAACATATCTAACGTTAATAATAACCCATTAATTGTAACATTACCTAAAGTGTTCACTGATGAAGATTTTTCTAAATCTAATAAAGTGGTTGCATTTGAGGTTAGTTTTGGTGATCAGAATCAATCAATATTCAAAGGAGTACAGTTAGACCAAAGTACATTAAGAAATACATCGGAATCGTTTGTGGTTTTAGAAAACTTAGCAAGATCTGAATCTGGTTCAGGAGTACATAATGTAGATATATCATTATTTGACTACTATAGACAAGCATCATATAGTTGTGAAGTCACAATGATGGGTAACGTAATGATTCAACCGACTATGTTCTTCTATCTTAAAAATATACCAATTTTTAAAGGTTCATATTGGATTACCGAAGTGTCTCACAATATTAAAGGTAACAATATAACCACATCATTTAAAGGAACAAGAATACCATACGCGTCTTTACCTAATCCTAAAGATTCGTTTATGTCGAACTACAGAGCATTATTCGATAAGATTATGAATACTGCGGTTGCAAAAACTAAAGCAATCGATAAACAAACCAAAACAACACAAACCATTTCAACACCTGAAGGTAACTTTAGATATGACCCAGGTTCCAAAGTTATACAAGGTGAGAAAGTTGTACCAAGTGCAGGTGTTACCAAATATGGTGTACCTTATAATGGATATAACAATGAACTTTATATACAAAAAGTAACATACGATGGTAAGGAATGGTTCAGAGCGGTAGTTGTTAAAATGGGTATGGAAAAGATATATGAAATATCCGATGACACAACTATGAGTTTATTAAATAAAATAAATTCTAAAAAATATACCCTTAACCCTAAATCGGTTAAATGGTCTGCAATTAAGAATAGTGACATGAAATTTTATTCTACTAAATTCCAAGTATCGTCAATCATACCCGCCGATAAAATAATCGATGCAAAAACTACATTTTTCAACCCTCAAACAAAAGCACCACCATATACACTAACTCCCGATTATCAACTAGATTCAACTATTGGTAATATAAGAGTAAATGGTCCAATAAACGAAGGACCAAATTTAGAAGGGTATGGTATTGCAATGTCATCCAAATTAATGGATACATTAGGGTTATATAATGGTGATGTCGTATATTTTTGGGTTGGGGAAAGATAATAACTAAATTAATGATATTTATACTTATAACTTAATATTATGGATAATAATAGATTAAACAACACAATGGACCAATTTTTAAGTCCAAAACAAGTTAGAAATGTATCTAACGACGGAATGGAGAGAGAAGAATGCGATTTAGTGACAGGTGAATGTTTCACAATTAGAGAAAAAGACGGAATCGTTGAAAGAATAAATAAAAAGTACATCACAAATGATGGTAGACAATTATTACAAGACTAAAGCTATGTTAGAGAAAAAATTACAAGAAGAATTAAATCGTTACAGAGCCATTAACAAATATGGTACTAAAATGATTATGGAACAAGATGCACCGGCTCTTGATGCACCTGTGGACGATTTACCACCCGTACCGGATACGGGAGGAGATATGCCACCGGCACCAGATGCGGGTGGAGATATGCCACCAGCGCCAGATGCGGGTGGAGATATGCCACCAGCGCCAGATGCGATGGATACTGAAGAAATTGATATTACCGATTTAGTTAATATGACTAAAAATATCAAAAATGATTTAGAAAATAATAAAACAGATAATGCATCTGTTATTGGTAAGATGGACGACGTGTTCACCAAATTAGGTGACTTAGAACAAAAACTTGCTCAAATGGACGCTGTTATGGCTAAGATTGATGAGTTAGGTGCTAAAGTTGAGGCGTCTAAACCTAAAACGGGAGTTGAAAAACTTGAAATGCGTTCTTTAGACTCATATCCATTTAATGAAAAACCACAAGAGTTTTTTGCTCACAAACAAGGTGAAATGGCTGCGAGCGGTAAGAACGAATACGTATTAACTAAAGATGAAGTTAATAACTATCCTACCGACGTAATAAAAACATCATTTAATCCGGACCAACAAGAAGATGAATTTAGGTTCTAATGTAAACTTTTTATTGGGGTTACAAAATCAAATGAAAATCTGTCATTGGCAAACCAAAGGTATTGCGAGACATGAAGCATTTGGTAACTTTTACGACGACTTAACTCCACTTATTGATGACTTTGTTGAACAATCTATGGGTAAGTACGGTAGATTTACATTAGAGGATGAAACAAAAATAATACAATTAAGTAATTTATCTGAAATAGATATAAAAGGATTGGTTAATACCACAAGACAGGCGTTAGTACAACTTACTGAACAATTAGATTCATCAGACACAGATTTATTAAATCTTAGAGATGAAATATTGGGTAAAGTAAACAAATATGCTTACTTATTTACTATGGAATAATTTTTAAAATACAAATAATAAATGATATCAAGATCTAACTCAACCACAGGTACAACATATAATAGAACTAATTTAGTCTATATTAATCATTTAGTTACAGGAGCAACTGCACAAGGATTATATGATGTCTTTGTACCAAATTCTCATATGGATGATTCGATGGTTTCTACCTTAAGAAATACATATGGATACACCGTTAACACAAAAAGTTCTTTTATGGGTACTAATCACGACTATAAGATTAGTTGGGATATTTTACCAGCACCAGCAAGTTCTGGTACAATCGTATTTAACGGATTAGACCCGGATAGTGGTGGTTCATATGTTGCAGCACCAACCTCGGGTCTTACATGGTTACCAGGAAATGGTAACTTCACAGTTGAGTGGTTCCAATACCAAACATTAGGTGGAGGACACCCAAGAATATTCTCAATCGGTCCGGATGTTAGCGCTAAATGGGGAGTTAGTATCGAGGCAAATAAAGTTTATACGTGGCCGGAATCTAACGATTATGCTATCGGTAAATCATATGTAAACGCTTGGATTCATGTTGCTCTTGTTAGAGAGAGTGGTATGACTAGATGTTATATTGACGGAAACCAAGTAGGTACACCACAGGCGGACACACAAAATATTACAGCGGGTGGATTTGATTTCTATATAGGATCTGACGGTATAACTGATGGTGACGGATTCCAAGGTAAAATCACTAACTTCCGATGGACAAATTCGGTTGTTTATAATGGATCTTCATTCACACCAATAACTTCACCTTTAGAAGTTTTAGCTCAAACTAAATTATTATTACTTGGTGGTTCGGCAGCCAACCCTGTGGTCGACTCAACCGAAATCAACAATTTAGATTATGAGGATACAACTTGGAGTTCAGATACACCTTTCTCATAATTTAAAAATACTTCATAAAATAATTAACCCGGATTTTTTAATTCGGGTTTTTTTATTTATATTTTATCTATAACAGTTTTATAAATTAAATCAATTATTATGTCAACATTCGACGCAGTACTGGCTCAGTACGAGAAAAACAAGAACGCCGCAAGCGGCAACAACAACAAGATGTCCTCAGAGGACAGATTAAAACGTTATTTCACAACCGTATTACCAAAAGGTTCTAAGGGTGAAGAAAGACGTATTCGTATTTTACCTACAAAAGATGGTAGTTCACCATTTGTTGAGGTATACTTCCACGAAGTTCAAGTGGATGGTAAGTGGGTTAAATTATATGACCCTAAACAAGAAGGTAAACGTTCTCCATTACATGAAGTTTACGAAGGATTAATGATGACTGGTGTCGATACCGATAAGGAATTGGCTCGTTCATACCGTTCTCGTAAATTCTATATTGTAAAGGTAATTGACCGTGACCACGAACAAGATGGTGTTAAATTTTGGAGATTCAAACATAACCATAAAGGTGATGGTGTTATTGACAAAATTTTCCCAATTTTCCGTAACAAAGGAGATGTAACTAGTCCAGAAAATGGTCGTGACTTAATCCTTTCTTTGGCTTTAACTAAAGCGGGAACAGGTAAAGAATATACAGTTATCAATTCTGTATTAAATGATGACCCAAGTGCATTACATTCGGATGTTAACGTTGCAAAAACGTGGTTAGAAGATGAGTTAACTTGGTCAGATGTTTACTCTAAAAAGGGTGAAGATTATTTAGAAATGGTTGCTAAAGGTGAAGTTCCACGTTGGGATTCAAACAGTAGCAAATGGGTTTCTAACTCAACCGCAGAAGAAGTGATTTCAGCACCAAAGGCATCAACACCTACGGTAGACCCACAAGAAGATGATGATGTGGATTCTGAATTACCGTTCTAATTAATTCATAATATGTTCCCGACACCAATGTCGGGAACATCTTTTAAAAAACAAAACAATGGCAGGTATTAAAAAAACAGATTTTTCAGCAATCAAGAAGAAATTCTCGAAAGAGGCTGAATACAAGGCTGACCGTTTCTTCGATTTAGGAGATGCTTTCTTGGAAGCCACTGGTATTCCCGGTCCTGCGATGGGTCACATTAATATGTTATTAGGACATAGTGATACAGGTAAAACGACAGCGTTAGTAAAAACAGCGGTAGATGCACAAAAGAAAGGAATACTTCCTGTGTTCATAATTACAGAACAAAAATGGAGTTGGGACCACGCTGAGATTATGGGATTCGATAAAGATGGTGAATATCTTTTCAATAGTGATTTCGAATACATTGAACAAATCACAGATTATATCAATGAATTAATGGACGCACAAGAGAAAGGTGACATTCCTTATGATTTATTATTCCTTTGGGATTCGGTTGGTTCAGTTCCTTGTAAGATGACATATGACGGTAAAGGTGGTAAACAACACAATGCATCGGTTCTTGCGGATAAAATAGGTATGGGTATCAACCAACGTATTTCAGGTTCAAGAAGAACAGAT